GCGCTGGAGAACGCAGACGGATCGCCAAACTTTAGCGGGGTGGTGTGGGAGTTTCGCCCGGGTAACCAGGCACAGAGCTATATCCAGGGCATACCGGGTACAGAAAACGAAATCACCGTAGGTACCGAAGTATCAAGTGCCACCGCCTGGACGCGCACGTTTACCAATGCCCAGCTCTCGGCGGTTCGTCTTCGCCTGAAATGGCCCTCGCTGTTCAAACAGGAGAACGACGGCGATCTGGTCGGTAACTCTGTTAACTATGCGATTGACCTCCAGACCGACGGCGGAGCCTGGCAGACCGTGCTGAATACCAGCGTGACCGGTAAAACCACATCCGGCTATGAGCGCAGCCACCGTATCGATCTGCCTCAGGCGGGCACCAGCTGGACTATTCGCCTGCGCAAGCTGACCGCTGACGCAAACAGCGCGAAGATCGGCGACACGATGACCCTTCAGAGCTTCACTGAGGTGATCGACGCCAAACTGCGCTACCCGAACACAGCCCTGCTGTATATCGAATTCGATTCAAGCCAGTTTAACGGCTCTATCCCGCAGATCTCCTGTGAGCCGCGTGGGCGTGTGATCCGCGTACCTGATACCTACAACCCGGAAACCCGCACCTACACCGGCACCTGGACTGGTGCGTTTAAGTGGGCGTGGACCGATAACCCGGCGTGGATTTTTTACGACCTGGTTGTATCCGACCGGTTCGGCCTGGGGCACCGGCTCACCGCAGCGAATATCGACAAATGGATGCTGTACCAAGTGGCCCAGTATTGCGATCAGCCGGTACCGGACGGGAAGGGCGGCAGCGGTACCGAGCCGCGGTACATCTGCAACGTATACATTCAGGACCGGAACGACGCCTATACCGTTCTTCGTGACTTTGCGGCCATATTCCGGGGCATGACGTACTGGGGCGGCGATCAGATCGTGGCCCTGGCAGATATGCCCCGGGATGTGGATTACAGCTACACCCGCGCCAACGTCATTGAAGGCCGCTTTACCTACGCCAGCAGCACCGCGAAAACGCGCTATACCACAGCGCTGGTGTCCTGGTCCGATCCCGCTAACGCCTACGCTGACGCGATGGAACCTGTGTTTGAGCAGGCGCTGGTGGCGCGCTACGGATTTAATCAGCTGGAAATGACGGCCATCGGCTGCACCCGGCAGTCAGAGGCGAACCGTAAAGGCCGCTGGGGCATTCTCACCAACAACAAGGATCGCATCGTATCGTTTAACGTTGGTCTGGATGGAAACATACCTCAGCCCGGGTACATCATCGCCGTCGCTGATGAAATGCTGTCAGGGAAGGTCACCGGCGGGCGAATCAGCGCGGTGAATGGCCGGGTGATCACACTGGACCGGGCACCGGATGCCGCTGCAGGGAATCGCCTGATTCTGAACCTGCCTTCCGGGGCATCCCAGAGCCGTACCATTCAGGCGGTAAACGGCAAGGCCGTAACGGTCAGCACGGCATACAGCGAAACGCCGCAGGCCGAAAGCGTCTGGGTGGTGGAGTCTGACGAACTCTACGCCCAGCAGTACCGGGTTATAAGCGTCAAAGATAATAACGATGGCACATTCTCGATTGCCGGAGCATGGCATGATCCAGACAAGTATGCCCGCATTGATACTGGCGCCATCATTGACCAGCGTCCGGTAAGTATGATCCCTCCCGGTAACCAGTTTGCTCCGGGAAACATTGTCATCAGCTCCTACTCGATGGTGAATCAGGGGATCAGCATCGAAACCATGCGCGCCAGCTGGGACCCGGCAGCGAATGCCATTGCCTATGAGGCTCAGTGGCGCCGCAATGACGGGAACTGGGTAAACGTACCGCGCAGCTCCACCACCTCGTTTGAGGTGGCTGCCATTTATGCCGGTCGCTATCTTGTGCGCGTCCGGGCCATCAATGCAGCCGAGATTTCCTCGAGCTGGGCCACATCGCTTGAGGTCACGTTAACAGGTAAAACAGGGGCGCCACCGGTACCCGTTAACTTTCGGACCACGCCATTACTCTGGGGTGTACAGCTGGACTGGGATTTTCCTGCAAATACAGCGGATACCCTGCAGACGGAGATTCAGTATTCCACGGATGCAGCTGGCACGAATGCGATGTTGCTTACGGATGTGCCTTATCCGCAACACATGTATCAGCAGCTGGGCCTGAAAGCCGGGGTGGGATTCTGGTACCGTGCGCGCCTTATCGACCGTACCGGTAACCAGTCGGCCTGGACTGACTTCATTCAGGGCAGCAGCAGCTCGGTTGCAGCTGATTATCTGGTGGATATCGACAACCAGATCAAACAGACAGACGCGTATAAGGAACTCACCGCGGATATCGCCGATCTCAGCGACGATATTCAGTCAGCGCGCGACGACATCAGCAAAGTCACGACTGAATCGGCGGCAACCAAAGCAGGCCTGGCACAGGAGGTCACGGACCGTAAGAAAGCCATCACCGACGAGGCAACGGCGCGCGCCCAGGCGCTGCTGACCGAGAAGAACGCGCGCGTCGCGGATATCAGCAACGTCAATCAGACGATCCAGACCACCACCGAGTCGCTGGCGCAGCAGATTGGGCAGATTTCTGCTGGCACCGGTTCGCAGTTCGACCCGGCAAAAATCTGGTACTTCGATTCGACAGTGGAGGGCTGGACCGGGAACGGGACCCCGACCATCGTTGACGGCTGGATACGCCCGGCGAACCATGCCACTGATCCGTGGGTGCAGTCTCCCGGTTCACTGGGTGTTAACTCTTCGTCCTATCGCTTCGTTAAATTGCGCATCAGGAAGTTCGGGGCGCCGGGCTGGGCGGGGCAGCTGCGGTGGCGGGGTACCGGTGGCTTCAACGACACCAATATGGTCACCGTCGCCGAGCCTGCTTATGACGCCAACGGGATCGCCACGCTGGAGTTCGACAATATCCCCTGGCTGACTGAAACCACGATGAATCAGTTCAGGCTGGATCTGTCCACCAGGCAGGATGCGACGAATTATTTCCTGATTGACTGGGTGGCGCTCGGGCGGCCTACGCCCGGTGCAGGTATGGCGGTGCTGCAGCAGGAAACGACAGCACGTGTCGCTGGCGACCAGGCGGAGTCCACAGCGCGCGAGACGCTGGCGACGCAGATCCGGGGCGGCTATACCGGTGACGATCCGTCAAAACTGGCATCGGGTCTGCTGTACACCGAACGCCAGGCGCGCATCACGGCGCAGGAAGCGGAGGTGACGGCCAGGACGGCGTTGGAAGCGACCGTTAACGCCAACAAAGCCAGCGTGACGCAGGAGTTGGCAACGCTGACGACTGAGCAGGAAGCGCAGGCTACTACGCTGTCTGGCCTGCAGACCACCGTCGGGAAAAATACCGGCGATATCACGCGCATCGATAAAGCCGTCGCTGATAACAACAAGGCGCAGACTACCGCGCTGGCTGCGGTTAAAGCCACAACCGACCAGAACACGGCGGATATCAGCACGGAAACCACGGCCCGCACGGATGCAGACAGCGCGCTGGGGCGTCGTATCGACAGCCTGAAAGTGGATGTGGACGGTAACACGGCCAGCCGCGACGCAGGCATTGTCGGCAGCGTCAGCAACGCCATTGCCAACTTCTTTGCATTTTCGGATCAGCGCGTCACGTTCGCCGTTGGCGAAACAAAAACGATGGCCGAGATCACCGAAGCCAGGAAGACCGCCGCGGATGCCACAAGCGCTGTAGCCGAACAGGTCACGACGCTTAAGGCCACCGTTGAGCAAAACGGCCAGACCAACGCCGCCGCCATCACGCGCATTGATAAAGCCGTTACGGATCTGGAGAGAGCTACCGCGACCAGCATTGAGCAGGTGACGGCTGCAATCGGCGATACCAATGCCAGTGTACAGACGACCAGCCAGGCTGTTGCTGACATCAACGGTAAGCTGAGTGCGCAGTGGGGCGTTAAAGTCCAGGTGGAGGCGAACGGCGTTAAACGTATCGCGGGTATTCAGCTGGGCATTGACGGTACAGGGGCCTCAAACTTCCTGATTTCTGCCGATACGTTCGCGGTGTATAACCCAACGACGAACGGGCAGGAGCTGGTGTTTGCTTCGACCGGCGGCCAGATGTTCATGCGTTCGGTGTTCATCCAGGACGGTTCTATCGACAACGGCAAGATCGGGAATTACATCCAGTCCAGCAACTGGGACGGGACCGGCAATGTCGGCTGGCATATCAATAAATCCGGGTATGCCACGTTCAACGGCGTGACCGTTCGCGGCACGATCTATGCCACCGACGGGAGTTTCAGAGGCAGAGTTGAGGCGACCAGCGGGAGCTTCAGGGGCACGGTTGAAGCGACATCTTTCATTGGGGATGTCGCCAACACAGGGGTGTATCCCGACTCCAGCAACCGGTCTAACAATGCCGTTTCTACCAGTGTAGCCATGGCATACACCGACTCCAGCAATAACGGGCTGAATAAAAACGCCGTCGTGGAGGCGTTGATATATGTCCGAGGGACTACAGGCGCGGTCGGGAGTACAGTTAACATAACTATCGCGGGTAACGTTCGCACGTTCACTTTTGACGTTCCTGTTGGTGGGCTATGGTTCACCGCACGTCATGCTGCAACTGGGTTGACCGGGCAACGTATCGACGCAAACATTTTCGTTTCTTCCAGTAATGCAACCGTGGCAATTTATGCACCAACTATCACTGTGACTCGCGGTACCGGCTCCTTCTCCTGATCCCCACAACTTCAGAATCTCCAACCCAGCTCCGGCTGGGTTTTTTATTTTAAGGACATCACGAATGGCCACACTTGATGACGATTTAGCGAAAGCCGTCACGGAAGGGTTTCGCCTGGCGCAAAGCAGTATCATCAACCAGGACCTGATTTTATCGGGTACCGGCGATGTCACCGTAACCCTGGCAGACGGTTCGAAAAAGACGGGTCCCAGCTGGACGAAGCTGATCGCCCAGGCGGGTGCGGCAGGAGCCAGCGCCGCTGCAGCGGCAGCATCAGAGAAAAACGCAAAGACCTCAGAGACGAACGCGAACTCGTCTAAGACTGCTGCGGCAAGCAGCGCTTCAGCAGCCAAGACCAGCGAAACGAATGCCAAAACCTCAGAGACGAACGCGAAAACGTCTGAGACGAATTCCAAAGCGTCGGAGACCAATGCTGCTAATAGCGCCAGCAGCGCCGCCGCATCACTGGCCGCCGCGCAGCTGCTGACCTCTGTACCCTATGAGGAGGCCCCGTTCCCTGATGTCTGGTTACCGCTGAATGATGACCTCCGACTGCTGGCGGGTTCCGCGCCTTATGACCGGCTGACGATATCAGGGCAGGTACTGGAGCTTCCAACAAAGTCAGCGACGTTTACCCGGTCAACCACGGCGACGTATATCGATAAGTCAGGGATACTGCAGACGGCAGCTATTAACGAGCCGCGCTTCGAGAAAGAGGGTTTACTGATAGAGGGGCAGGGAACTAATCTGGTCTCAAATTCTCAATCAACGTCTGCCTGGAGAGTGGCTAATTCTACCGTTACGCAAGCTGCTGTTATATCGCCTGATGGAACCGCTACTGGCGTAACGAAACTTGCTTCAGCAGGGGGCGCGAACACACAAACAGGAGCAGCAATCTCAGTACCCATTTCTGGATTATCAGCAGGTGGATATTGTTCATTTTCTGTGTTTGCAAAAGCTGACTCTCATAATCTAATCCAGCTTCGCTGGTTGGGCGGTACGACAGGTGTAAGTAATAGATATTTAAACGTTGATTTATCAACTGGTGAGATAGGGGCCAACAACCTTTTTTATGCCAAAGCTATTTCCATGGCTAATGGTTGGTGGAGAATTATGGCTGTGACCAGTATTGATGGTGATTTAACTGGCAATACATCAGCCGATCCCGGAGTAGAATTAATTGGCTCATTAACTGATGGGAGGCGCCCGGCAGTTTCTCTTGCTACAGGCGTCGGAGTTTATCTATATGGCCCACAACTCGAATCAGGATTAAGTTCATCATATATTCCAACATCTGGAACGGTAACGACGAGAGCCAATGAAACAGGTGCGCTGCAGGCTGCTGGGAATTGCGGATATAATTTGACTGGTGATCTATTTGAACGCACGGTTGCATTTGAGCTATCGGTGAATGTATTTTCCGCACCGGCAACGGGATATCATAGTGCGATTGCTGTTGCTGGAGCAGGCAACGATATTATTACGCGCATGCGAACAGATAGCCTCGATTCATTGCGTAGTGCTAATGGTCTTTCACCAGTGATAGGTGTTACTTATCCGTTCAGCAAAAAACTATGGATTCAAACTATAGATATCAGCAATAAAGTGACGGCCTATTTTGATGGAAAGACAGGAGTCAGAACAGCAGCGCCGGCTAACCCAGCGAATGCCGGGCTATCGATTTCTTTTGCCTCCAACCCTAATGTTGTTTACCACATCCGCAATTTCCGCATCTGGCATCGCGCCTTAACACTCAACCAAATCAAAGGACTCCGCTGATGAGAGACTTATATCTGCGTTTTAATGACGCCGACGAAATGCGCATGCAGCTAATCGCGGCGGGGTTTATGGAAGATGAGGGACAGGGTGGTTTATTTCACCCGGATATCAGCCTGGATATCGTCGGGGTTATCACTGTTCCTGCTGAAGTTATCAATGCCGGTGAAGAAAACGAAGTTATCAAGTACACCACCGAACCCGGCTATCACGTCAATTTGCGGGTCATGAATGACTCGCTCGATTTATCCGGGCTGAACGATTTTGTGGTTAAACCGAAAACACCGGCTCGCGTCTGGGCGTAAGGAATTAAGTTATGGCAAACAGAATAGATACGGCTGAATTAAGCAGGGCCATTGCTGCCTGGACATCCACCATCAATGACGCGTCTCTGCCGGGGGCCGGGAGTACGGTTTATGGCGGATACATAAAGTCACAGTACACCGTAAATGGTGTTGAGAAGATATCCGCCCAACTCCAGATCGTGAAACGCATCGAATGGAACTACTCCATTGCCAGACTGGTGGTGTTGCAAAATGCGGGGGGTACTGACTCCGCGCAGAACAACTACTTCGACTTCATGTCCAACGGCAATGTGCAAATTCCCGGACGTTTGTATATGGGCGGTCCAGCCGTGAGTTCGTGGTGGAACTCAGCACAGGCCCACTATGCCTCTTATTACGCGGAGACCGCCACGGATTCTCCGGGTAACGGGGCTATAGCTGGCCTTTCCTGGGGGTATCAACATGGCGGTGGGTATAACCTTCGATCGATGTGGGGTAATGTTGGTAACGGGCTGAGTTCCTGGGCTAACACTGCACTAACACAGTTCGGAGATAGTGGGTCCAAGATACGGTACTGGTATTTCACCCCAGCCAACGGGGATTTAGTCACCTCGACAAGTGGTGATGGCGGCTTTGCTGGAAACTACACCTATCAGAAGTCAGCGACCTCTGATGCCACTCTGAAGCACGATATTGCATATGACGACGGAAAAGCCTCTTACGAAAACATCAGGAAGCTGAAACCCTGCACGTTCGTGTATAACAGCGATTACTTAGCGCGTGTGCGCCGGGGAATTATTGCCCAGGACGCTTTGCGGGATATCGACAGCGAGTATGTGAAGCTGGTTCCTGCTGCGCCTGAGTTCGACGAGGACGGGAATCGTTGTGATAAAGATGACACCCTGGCGCTGGATAACAATGTCATCATGATGGATACGGCGCTGGCGCTGCATCATGCGATTGCAAAAATCGAAATGCTGAGTACGCAGGTCGCTCAGCTACAATATGAAATGCAGACGCTTAAAGCGTAACAGCACACGCTTTATTTGACGCTCAGCGCCCTTCGTCAGAAATATCGCCGGAGGGGGAAATCCATAATCCATCACCAAGGTATGTATTATTGCTCCCATCACCTGAAAAAGTGTCATACAAAGTACTTGAGGAGTGTGTTGTATGTCTAGGTTGCTTGTATCCTTTTAAAGCATCTATAGCCACACAACTGAGCAGTGAAGTTCTTCCAGTTACTTCCGGGCTGAATTTATATCGAAGGTAGTGTTCCCAAACGGTGATGGATAATATTTCAAAATGGTATTTTTTCAAGATCCCTGCAATAAGTCTATAAATAGAGTAATAACTTCCTTGCTGGCTTTTTAAAAAGGTTATTTTTTCAATGTGCGCCTGGTCTTCAGGTGTTTTTGAAAATGTTTTACCCTCAGGTGCGTTCTCTGAATTGTATTGATTTATATAGTAAGAGGTTGAGTCGTTGATATCTGTTTCTTTACATAAACTAAATAACAACCCGTAACTTATTGTTTTAGAAATGCTATCATTAGCATTTATAGAAGTGGTTTGCTTCCAAAAAAAATTATTATTTTCATAATAATTAAGAATAAGGTTATAAAGATTTTCTGTAATAACTATTTTTTGGAAATATATTTCCTTATCTTCAATGTCAGAAGCACTTAAAAGCTCTACATAATAATCCGGTTGCCAGTAGGTGGGTTTGGTAATTATGTCCATGATAGGTGGGCTTCATTATTTATGTGGGTAGATATCTAAAATACACTACATTAAAATAATTTCCAATCGCTTTTGCTGGCAGCGCTATTCAAGCCTTTTAGCTGTGTCGGCCCGACCTTTGTCTCTGCATCCAGTAACAATCTGTGTACTGGGCTGGTGAAATCGACCTGGATGAAACCACTTGTACTCGTCAAACCCTCAAGGCTTGGCTAACAGTTATGGTTGAAGCCTAGTCGAGAAACCAGCAGGATGTTCAGCAGTAATTATCAATAGGCACAGCCTCCTTGCCCTAAACTCTCTTTAAAAATACTGTATAAATACACAGTAATAATAAATGAGAGGTCACCATGTCCCGCAAATCAGACATTAACGCGGCTTTTACCGCGGCCATACAGCTAAACCCGAAAGGGTATCTATGCCTTCATACAGAAGACTTCATACGTGAGCTGCGCGCCAGGAACTGGCATTTCACCCAGGCTGATGCGAATGAATGGATCAAGCAGTACCAGACTTGCTTCGTAGACAAGACGCCGGACGGTAGCCAGAACAGGTTGTGGATGATGCGCAATATGGGGAGGGTTCTGTAATGGGATTCCCTTCACCCGCCAGCGACTATATAGAGACCAGGCTCACTCCAGAAAGGATTTGTGGCGTTGGCATTGACACTCGAATAATGGAAACGTCATCCGGGTTTGCGGTGATCGAGCCGGTCACACGACTGGTGCAGGGGCAGGTTCTGTTGATCCTTAGTGGCGGTCAGAGTCAATTTGCACGCTTTCTGGGAAAAGCATTAATCACAGAGGACGGCGAGGCGATAGAAGGCGACGCAGCTGAAGAGGTCGAAGTCTTGGGCAGGGTGACTTTCTTTATCAACAGCACAGGCGCGGATGATAGGCCGGTGTAAAAATCCCATAAAAAAGCCCGCATGTGCGGGCTTCTTATCACTCGGGAGCCGCGGCTCCTTTGCGTATCCTTTTTTGTCCCCTCACCGTCTGGTCGGTGTCCTGCTGAGACTGCTAACTTCCTGTTATTGCTGGTGATGTCCTATCACCGTCCAATCATGATTGGTGGAGCTGGCGGGAGTTGAACCCGCGGCCTCGAAACTTCGCCAGGATTAACGATGATCAAACCGGTCTGCATCTGTACGCATTAGAAAGAAAGACATGATGGCCTTGCCTAAAAGTCTAAGGTTCGCTATGAGCGATTAACCGACATTGCTAACTGAATTTTGTGTGGATCAACTGTGGAGCAGGTCACTATATCGAAAGTGAGCTATGAGGAAATGCAAAGCTGCAGGTAGTGACTTATTTAATGAAATTGATTAGATTTGAATTATACAAGGGAAACTTAAAATGGATGAGTTTATGATTCGAAAAGATGAATATATAAGAGCTAGCTTACTCTCTTATAAAAACTGTAAGCTATTTCAAGCTAAGAGTGATGTGTTTGGAATATCTGAATTCATAATTTATTCCGATAGTAGATTCACTGATGAAGCTAAAGGGGATTTGGTCTATTCCTTCCTAAACATGATCCCTTTGGAAAATGTTGGTGTAAAACCAACCTTAACGGTGAGAGCTTTGTCTGCTTTAAACCCAGCAAGGTTGGCTTTTATGGATGAAAAGCCACATACTGATGACTTTCATGGCGGTTGGTTCAACGATGAAATCGCAGCTTTAGTTAGCTTGAAATTAGGCGTAAGAGCACACGCAGGCTCAAATGTCAGAGAATATAGTAGTTACACACCTGACTATGGTAGTCCAAGAGCAGAGCAAAACCCTCCCCCACCTTTAATGTCAAAAGGAACATTTGTAGTTCCTTCCGCAAAAAAACAAATTGAAATTTCACAGTTGAAATTATTAAACGATATTTACAAGCTTTCAGAAAAAGATTTTAACTCACTAATTAAGTCAGCTCGAAATTTCCAAGATAGCCTTTGGATCTGCGAATCTTCACCAAATCTAGCTTGGTTATTAATGGTTTCAGCGTTAGAAGTGGCTGCTGGGAATTGGGACTCTAACAAGGGCGATAAGGTTGAAAGATTCAAAGCATCCAAACCAGAGTTGTTTGATAGATTATTAGGCCATAATGTTGACGGGCTGATTGAAGATATCGCTACACAATTTGAAGGAACATTTGGAGCAACTAAGAAATTTTGTGACTTTTGCGTCAATTTCCTTCCTGATGCCCCGCCTATAAGACCGGAGAGCGGAAAAATAGAATGGGAGGAGAAAAATTTACTGAAAATATTTAAATCCATATATGGATTACGCTCTCTAGCGCTTCATGCTGGGAAACCTTTCCCCCAACCTATGTGTTCTCCACCGGACAACCATTTTGGATTAGCTGAACAAGCAGTATGCCCCCCTACCTCTGATTTTACTCCATTGAAATCAACCTTGGGAGCGTCATGGTCTCACAAGGAAGCCCCTATCAATCTCAATGTGTTTTTCCACATGACTCATTCGATTCTAAATAAATGGTGGGAGAGTCTTTACTTAAAGGAATGATATGCCGTTTTCGGTTAAATGTACTTGTGAAAAGTGGTTCACTTTCAACCCGTTATTGTCACGAATTTTTGAATGCAGTGAACCATTGGAGAGTGACCGGCATAATTGCGATCGCTAAAAAAAGCATTGCCAGTGCCTTGCTTAGCCATCATCTTCCATCAAATGCTTCCAGCGACCAGAGGGGATATGGGGCGCTCCAGCTAAAGCTGAACGAGTGTCCTAAAAGATTTGGGTAGTCAGCTATCAGTACGCATGTTCATTCGCTATGAATGTCCGCTTCTGGCATAAAGCAGGCTTCGGCGGCCGAACGTAGTTCGCTGCAAAAACACTTAATAGCTGGGTTTTCTCTCGGGTTTTCTCTCGGGTTTTGTCGGGTTAGAGAAGTTTTGAATCTTCGATCCCTGACAACCTATGATAGTAAGTTAACCCTGTAATTACTGAGAAAACGTAACCATGCATGGATGCAAGTTATTGAAAGAATTACATCACCCAAATATTCTTTTTTCTCATAATTAAAGGTAAGTATTTAAAAATAAAGGCGTAAGGGACGGTCTCGAAAACCGGAGTAGGGGTAACTCTACCGGGGGTTCAAATCCCCCTCTCTCCGCCACTTTATCTCTTCAGTCACGCTTTCCGCTAGCTTTCTCGTCAGACATCCTGTGCGCCGGGTACATTATCATCCCATTTACGGGAAGTAACAGACCTTTACCGCTGCAAAACAATATATGTGAGCTAAATCAGGATGTTTACCCGAATCGGTTGTATTACGGGCGTTACTCCTGATGGCAATATTGCCTGAGCAGGGCAACCTGCTCGGCACGCAGACGATAGCGATACACGGGTCGTCCGGTGGCACCATAGTGAATACTGGTGTGCAAAATGTTGACCTGTGCCAGCCAAATCAGATATTTGCGACAAGAGACGCGCGAGATATTGACCGCATGTGCCAGATCGTCGGTGGAAAACTCGATACCCGGATGGGC